TCACCGCGCCTAACAATGACATTAAAGCCAAGACCATCAGCCTGCTGAACCACGTGCATAGTGGCGTGCAGCCGGGCACCGGCAATTCGGGTGCGCCTGTGCCATGAGGTACCGCGCGCTGGACGTCAATGGAGACATGACCTTTGGGCAAGGGTCACGCAACTTTTATCAGGACATCCCAGCCGCCGTAGCGCAGGCCGTGTACACGCGGCTGAGGCTGATGACCAACGAATGGTGGCTGGACCTCAGGGAAGGCACGCCCTACGCCGAGCAGATATTAACGGCTGGTGGCCGGCTGTTGGCGGATCAAGCGTTAAAGTCGCGCATCTTGAATACGCAAGGTGTCACTGAACTGCTGGACTATGTGAGTTTCATAGACAATAATCGTCATATGACGGTTAGTGGTAACCTGCACACGTTGTACGGTGAGGCTAACTTTATCATGCCGTTGGTGGCGCAAGTGCCGCCGATGCCGCGTCCGGTTGACCCGCCACCCCGCCTGCCAGCGCGGCCAGCTGGGCCGGCGCTTGGCGGTGGCGTCACATGGAACGTTGCGCTGAATGAAGTTGGAACGGCTGTTGACACAACTACGTCCATCAGTGGTATCACCCGCCGCTTGGATTTCAGTAAGAACTACAACAGTCAGTATCTCGTTGTGGGGGTGCCTTAAAAATGCCAGGCCCATACCCACTGCCGACTTTGGCGGCGCAAATCAGCGCCACCGGCATCAGCGCGCCCAGTTACCCTGATATATTGGCGTCGCTACAAGCTATTTATCAAGGCATTTATGGCGCCGACGCTTACTTAGAACCTGACAGCCAGGACGGTCAATTGTTGTCGGCGTTTGCGGCCGTCATCAATGATTGCAACAATTCCGCCATTGCCACTTACAACAGCTTCAGTCCGGCCACGGCGCAAGGCGTCGGGCTGTCGAACGTCGTAAAGATCAATGGTATTCGGCGCGAGGTAGCGTCCAACTCTAGCGCGGACGTTTTAATTGTCGGTCAACCTTACACTATCATCAACAATGGGGTTGTGGGCGACGAACAAGGCAATCAATGGCTATTGCCAGCTGCTATTGAGATTACGCCTGCCGGCTCTATCACAGTGACGGCGGTTTGTACGGCCCTGGGCGCCATAACCGCTGCGGCCGGCACCATCAATCAGATTATTACGCCCACGTTGGGTTGGCAGTCAGTGACTAATCCGGCGGACGCTACAGTGGGTGCGCCAATTGAGGACGATGCTACGTTGCGGCAACGGCAGTCGGCGTCCACTGCCTTGGCGGCGCAAACGCCGCTGGAAAGCATTGTGGCGGCCGTACGCAACCTGCCTGGCGTACAAGAGGTTGCGGCGTACGAAAACGACACTAGCACCACTGACGCCAACGGTATTCCGCCACATTCGATCAGCCTGGTTGTGAAGGGCGGCGACGATGTTCAGATTGCCACGGCCATTGCCGACAAAAAGAACCCTGGCACCGGTACCTATGGTACTACCACGGAAACCATCATTGATCAGAATGGCGTGCCAAACACCATTCACTTCTTCCGTCCGACGGAAAAGCGTGTAATTGCCACGGTGAATATTACGGCGCTGCCTGGCTTTGTTTCCACCACCGAAGCCGCCATTGCGCAGGCCATGAGCGACTGGGTGGCGGCCATGCCGATTGGCGACCCTTCCGGCGTAGCGTACAACGACCTGATTGCCGCCGCCAAGTTGCCGCCGCCGCTGGGTCCAACCTACAAGATTGAATATGGCGCGTTGCAGATTGCTTATTTTGGCGGCACGTTGGGCACCGCCGACTTGCCATTGGCCTTTAATGAGGAGGCCAACCTAGCCACAACTGATATCACCATCACTGCGTCATGAGCGCTGATCTCACGCCATGGCTGAACCTGATCACTTCCGAGCATAATCAGAAGCCGAACTTCATTGCCTCACTGAGTGCTATTCTGCAGCCCATTGCGGACGAAATTGCCACTCAGTGTCAGATGAGCGGCGATGCGTTCAATGTTGACACGGCGGTTGGCGCACAACTTGACATCATTGGTCTGTGGGTTGGCGTTTCACGCAACATTGAGGAGCCTCTGACTGGTGTTTACTTTAGCTTTGATATCACCGGTGTGGGCTACGATCAAGGCGTTTGGAAAGGACCATTTGACCCCAGCACTGGGCTGGTGGTTTTGCCGGACGATGCTTACCGCACCTTGATTTACGCAACCATCGCCGCCAATCAATGGGACGGCACCATTCCCGGCGCTTACGCCGCTTGGGCGCAGGCGTTCCCAGCGGATAAACAGGTGCCCATATTGATTCAAGACAATGGCGACATGAGCATGGACATTGTGCTCACACAGCCGAACCCGGACGCGGTCACCTTAGCATTGTTCACTGAAGGCTACATCAAGTTGAAGCCAGCCGGCGTAAGACTGAACGCCATGGTGCCGAGTGTGAGCGGTGCGCCAGTGTTCGGTTTCGACATCGTCAATACGTCCATTGCCGGGTTCGACACTGGCGTTTGGGCAAAAGTTCTGGGAGTTAGCTAAGATGACGGACCCACAAACGGCCGATACGCCCAGGGCTTTGACGGGTCCTGAGCTGCTGACAATCCAGAATGACTTTCTGGCGTTCGCGATGGCGAGTGGCGCCAACGTGCAAGATCAGCCTGGTTATGCGGCGTCGGCCGCTGTAACCAATGGCTTCATCAGTGGCATTGCTCAATCGGCTCCGATCAATAAGGCGCTGCGCCAAGGCACAATTGGCACGGCTGCTCTTGCTGCCTACATTGTCAACATGTTGGGCATCCCCGTACTTGACGATGGCAATTTGACGGAATTTGTCACCAATTTCACCAATGCGCTGGGCGGCGGTAAATTGCGTGTCAGACTTCAGGCTAACACCAATCTTTACGTTAATGCTTCAACGGGCAGCGACACCACCGGCAATGGCAGTGCTAGCGCGCCATGGCAGACGTTGCAGCATGCTTACAATCAGATTCAAGACAACTGGGACATGAATGGCTATTCGCTAACGGTGAATTGCACCGGAGCGTTCACAGCCGGCCTCCTTGCGGATGGGCTTTGCGTCGGACAAACTGGTCCCCGCTCCTTGATTTTTAACGGTGTTAGTGGAGCCTCCGTTACGGTGGGTGCTGCTCAATACGGATGTTTCGAAGCCGCCGACAATGGTCAAATTCTAATTCAAAACTTTGTGTTGTCGAATACAAACGCGGCTGCGTATTGCGTCCGGGCCGCTGGTGGTTATCTGGTGGTTGGCGCAGGTATTACTTTTGCCGCGTCGGCGGGCGTCCATGTCCAAGCTATCGGCTTTGGGCTCATTTGGTTCGATCAGAATTTCACAATCACCGGTGGCGCACAGGTGTTTTTTAGCGTCACAATTAACGGTGTGATTTCGATGTCGCCTGGTGGGAACATCATCACATGCACCATTTCAGGAACGCCAAACTTCAGCAATGCCTTTGTGGTTTGTGATACCAACTCGACGTGGTCCGGCGTCTATACACTTATGGTGTTCTCAGGTGCGGCGACAGGCGTTCGTTATAAGGCGCTCAATAACGGTGTGATCTGGACGAACGGCGCCAGCACAACCTACTTCCCCGGCAATGCGGCGGGAACGACCACCGCTGGCGGTCAATATGTTTGATGAGGTTCTCGGTCACTTGCCTGCTCTCCCCCGAACGGAGTGGTCGAGGGCCGAAGGCCAGGGGATAGGCATAGGCCCCCTTATTCTCTGGCCTGAGTTGTTCTTGGCCGTTATAGAGCTGCCTGCTCCTGCGGCCCAGGACCGAGGGTTGGGAGGTCTTGTTCCAGGGCAAGGCCTCCCAACCTGAGCCGCTAGGGGCTTGCAGGAATCCCCAGAAATCTTTCCGGGTAGGAGGGCCCATCGAACTCTCGCCACAGGCCTAGACCAACGAAAAAACCGCCTTTTCGACCGCTTGTCCCGCCCTACCCTTGGTTCGGCGGGATTTTTTGTGCCTTATAGCTCAGTTTTTGCATGTATTGGGGGTGGGGAAAGTGGTTGCCAATGAGTAGGTGCGTCTTCACCCATCCAACCTTCGCCGCTGTAGGAGCGCCAGACAATCTCGCCGCCATGCTTTAGATGTTCAGCTTTCAAGCATTCGTAGCTGTTTGGTTCCCAGCCTTCGCCAATCCAAGTTGCAAGAATGACTGTGCCATCCTCCGGCGCTTCACTGATCGGCCGCCATGTATTCTCGCCGCCCAGCTTGCCTTCCAGGGCGCGGTCAGGAACCCCAGCAGTTATCGCGCCGGAATAGCCGCCTTCTATGCGCTCGATGCGCGCAATCGCCATGTCACGGTCGCGTTCGGCGTAATCACGTGTCGCGCCAGAAAGGCGGCTGAAATCCTGCTCCGCCAGACGGACCTTCTCGCGTCTCAGGTGCGCGATAGTCCCCGAAGGATCAGACCATGAGTGCTCGACGGCAATCGGGTTGAGATCGCCGCTGCGAAGTCCGGGAAGGGTTTTGTCGTGAGGCAGCTCCTCGGAAAGCTCAATGAGGGCGTGTGCAAAATTCTCGGCGTCGTCGCGTCGAGCAAACCTGATTGCCCATTGGACCGAGTTGAACCATTCAAAGTGGCCTCGACCGCCCCGTGTACCGGCGAACCCAAGGAACAGCCCGGCAACGCAGCCTGGGTTCTTTGGGTCCTGCATTTCGACAAGCCATGCTACCTCGTCAGCCATCTTCTAAAGTCTCCTTGGGCTTGCCTTCCAGGGCGTCGGCGAGTTCGTTGATTATCTCGGTGCTAATGATCGGAGCGGCAGGCCACTTCCTCGCCCTCGCGATCAGCGCCGCGTGCTCGCCGGGGGCGGGAGGGTGATCTAACTGCGTATAAGCCCAGGCCTGAACCTCGACCATCCACGCCCGAATGATGCGTCTCGCCCCCTGAACGTGGTAGTCTCCGTCGGCTGGCAACTCATTATGCGCTGTCTGCAAGGCGTTATAGAGCCGCTGAAACTCGCCGGGTTCCTCCCCCCGCGCGGTGGAGAGGGAGGCGATTACGTCACGCTTTCGGTCAGCGGCCTCAGCCATCACACGAGCAGCGCCCAGGCTTCCCTCACCGGTCAATAGCCGGCTCGCCGAGCGAAGTTCTTGCTCCGCGTCTTTCAGCGCCTCCACAGCTTCATCGTGTTTGGTCATGGGGCTCCTCCTCGTCTGGATTTTCCATCGGCTCAACTGGCTTTCCACCCCAGCCGGTCTTTCGCACGAAGAACTCAAGGTGCCAGTTGCCCTCAGTCTCGGCCACGTCGAAGCCGAAGCCCCAGCCCTCTTTGTCCTGGCGTGGAGCGACGAACTGCTTGAGCGTAGCTTCTTCGCCGCCGGGGAGCGTGATCGTCAGGCCCCACGGCATGGCGTTCCAGACCGCTTCCATCGCAGCCTTTGTGCGAAGATCCACCACGGACTCGGTGCGCTTGAAGATGCGCTCATGCTCTTTGGTCATGGGGCTTCCTTGAGGGCTTTGGCGATCTCATCGAACAATACCCCTGCCCAGTAGTCGCCTTCTTGCTGCGTTCCCGTACTGTCGGAAACGCCGTTG